GACGATACTACGACGCAATCAGTAGACACAGAATCAACATCCCAACGCCAATCATGGCAGGAGTTAGAACCCCTATTCGTCAATTTGCATCTTGTGTTTTGGTTGATAGTGATGATACCCTCGACAGTATCTTTAGTAGCGATATGGCTATTGGCAAATATGTCGCACAGAGGGCTGGTATCGGTATTAACGCAGGTAGAATCAGGGGAATCAATTCTAAAATCCGTGGGGGAGAAGTTCAGCACACAGGTGTTATCCCCTTCCTTAAAAAATTTGAATCAACTGTCAGATGCTGTACGCAAAACGGTATTAGAGGAGGATCAGCTACTGTCCACTTTCCTATCTGGCATCAGGAAATCCAAGACATCATCGTCCTCAAAAACAACAAAGGAAGTGAAGACAACAGAGTCAGAAAGTTAGATTACTCTATACAAATTAGTAAATTATTTTATGAACGTTTTATCCAAAATAAGGAAATCTCCTTATTTTCTCCCCATAGTTGTCCTGGCTTGTATGAGAGTTTTGGCACCGATAAGTTTGATGAGCTTTATACTCGTTATGAGGCTGATGAATCAATCCCCAGAACCACAGTCGGAGCTCAAGAACTCATCCTCGATCTACTCAAGGAACGTGCCGAGACTGGTCGTATCTACATAATGAATATTGACCATTGTAATAGTCATTCATCATTTAAAGATCAAATTCATATGAGTAATCTTTGTCAAGAGATTACTCTTCCCACATATCCTCTAACTCATATAGATGATAATCTAGGAGAGATTGCTCTTTGTATTTTATCTGCTGTTAACGTTGGTAAGTTAAGAGATTTAGATGAGTTAGAAGAATTGTGTGATTTATCAGTAAGAGGATTAGAAGAACTTATTGATTATCAACAGTATCCTGTAATTGCTGCAGAAAGGGCCACGAAGGCACGTAGATCATTGGGTATAGGATACATAGGTCTTGCACATTATCTTGCTAAACAAGGTGTTAAGTATGAAGATCCAGAAGCATGGCAACTAGTACATGATTTAACAGAGGCATTTCAATATTATTTGATTAAGTCATCTAATGAAATTGCTAAGGAAAAACATTGGTGTGATGATTTTGGTAGGACTAAGTATTCTGATGGAATCCTTCCTATAGATACATACAAGAAAGACGTAGATGAAATCGTCCCAAATAAATTAAAGTATGATTGGGAATCTCTTAGAAAATCTATCTTGGAACACGGTCTTAGGCACTCAACACTGTCCGCACAAATGCCTTCGGAGAGCAGCTCCGTTGTGTCAAATGAGACAAATGGAATTGAGCCTCCTAGAGACTACTTGTCCGTTAAGAAATCAAAGAAAGGGCCTCTTAAACAGATTGTTCCATCTTATGGATCTTTAAAGAATAATTATACTTTATTATGGGATATGAAAGATAACACAGGTTATATTAATATAGTGGCTGTAATGCAGAAGTTCTTTGATCAGGCTATTAGTGGTAACTGGAGTTATAATCCAGAGAACTATCCAGACAATGAGGTTCCTGTATCAGTAATGGCACAAGACTTCTTAACTACCTATAAGTTAGGGTGGAAGACTTCATATTATCAGAACACAAATGATATGAAGACTGATGAAGTTGATGATAATACTCAATATTTGGAAGATCTTATTAATAAATTGCAAACAGATACAAAAGAAGAGGAGTGTGAATCCTGTGCCATCTGATATTAAAGGAATGACCGTCTTTAATACTCAAGACGTTAATACTAAGAAACAACCAATGTTTTTTGGTAAACCTCTTGGTGTTCAAAGATATGATAATTTTAAGTATCCTCAGTTTGAGAATTTAACTAAATCTCAACTGGGGTATTTTTGGAGACCAGAAGAGGTATCTCTACAGAAAGACCGTGGAGATTATCAAACTCTTAGACCAGAACAAAAACACATCTATACCAGTAACCTTAAGTACCAGATCATGCTGGACTCCGTACAAGGTCGTGCTCCTGGCATGGCTTTCTTGCCATACTGTTCACTACCTGAGCTTGAAGCATGTATGGAAGTGTGGTCTTTTATGGAGATGATTCATAGTAGATCATATACTTATGTTATTAAGAATGTATATGCAGATCCTTCTGAGGTATTTGATACTATTATTAAAGATGATAGAATATTAGAACGTGCTGCTAGTGTAACAGGATCATATGATACTTTTATTAACTATGCCCAAGAGTGGGGTGCTAGTAATAATTGGAAAGAAGATTGGAGAGATCATATCAATGCAGAGTGGAGTCGTAGAGATCTTAAAAAACATTTATATAGGGCAGTCGCTAATGTCAACATCTTGGAGGGTATTCGTTTTTACGTATCTTTTGCTTGCAGTTTCGCTTTCGGTGAACTCAAACTCATGGAGGGATCCGCAAAAATCATATCCCTCATTGCACGAGATGAGAATCAACACCTTGCCATCACCCAAAATATAATAAACAATTGGAGAAAGGGTGATGATCCAGAGATGGTTGAAATAGTTAAAGAACAAGAGCAGTGGACATATGATATGTTTGATAGGTGTGTGAATGAAGAGAAGGCATGGGCAGAGTACTTATTCAAAGATGGATCAATGATTGGTCTTAATGATAAACTACTTCATCAGTATGTTGAATGGGTTGCAAATAAGAGAATGAGATCTATTGGTCTTAAACCAGTATATGATCAACCATTAAAAAATAATCCATTACCTTGGACAGAACATTGGATCTCTTCTAAGGGATTACAGGTAGCACCACAGGAGACAGAGGTTGAGTCCTATGTTGTTGGTGGTATCAAACAAGACGTTAAGAAGGACACCTTCTCAGGATTTAAATTATAATTACACATGCGTAAATACATATTTGATGTTGATGGGACATTAACTCCTAGTCGCAAAAAGATTGAGCATGAGTTTTGGGCTCCGTTTCTTATATTCTGTCGTAACAATCATGTTTCTTTAGTTACTGGTAGTGATAGACAGAAAACATTAGAACAATTAGGATTGGATATATGTTACACAGTTAAACGTGTATATAATTGTTCTGGTTCTGATGTGTATGAAAGGAATGTGAATGTTTATAGGGATGATTGGGAATTGCCTAAAAAGGTAGAGAACTTTTTAATGGATGAGTTAGCATATAGTTGTTTTCCTATCCGCAATGGAAATCATATTGAAAGGAGGCCAGGTGGAGTTAACTTTAGTATCTTGGGTAGAGATAATGATCCAATGTTAGGTAGGGAAGAATATATTAAATGGGATAAGGAAAGATTAGAAAGAGAAGATATTGCAGATAGAATTAGAAATCAATTTCCTGATTTAACCGTAGCACTTGGAGGTCAAACTGGTCTTGATATTGGCCCATTAGGTAGTGATAAGAGTCAGATCTTAAGAGATTTTTCTAAAGATGATGATATACATTTCTTTGGTGATAGAATTGAAGAAGGTGGTAATGATCACACTTTAGCTATGGCAATAGTGGATAATATGATGGGAACATCGTATAATGTAAATGATTATAAAGAGACTTGGGAATTATTAAATGGATTTAGTTTATAAAACACAACTTTTATTCCCTACTTGTATTCATATTTTTGAAACTAAGGATTTTGAATCTATTAAACATGAATTGGTTGAACATGTATATGAAGAGAATGATAAAGATCCAGAAGGTAGAATAATATCTAATAGAGGAGGTTGGCAATCTAGAAATTTTGTTAAGGATGATAAGATACTTTCTATTATTAGAAATATTATATATGAATTACCTGTATTGGATAAAGGGTTAAATTTTTACATAGAATGTTGGTTTAATATTAATTGTAAAGGTGATTATAATAATAAACATGTTCATCCTAATTCAGATTTTTCTGGAGTTTTTTGGCTTAAAACGCCAAAAAATTGTGGTAATATAGTTTTTGAATCACCTCATAATTTTTCATCATATATGGAAATAAAATCTTATAATAAAAAATTTAAACATGGTAGTGGGTTTACTTATAATCATTCTTTTAAACCCACTGAAGGTAAGATATTAATCTTCCCATCTTCACTACAACATAGTGTGGAAATAAATGAATCTGATAAAGATAGAATATCTGTATCATTCAATATTAAATTACTTACTAAATAACTAAAAATTCTATGGCATATTATATTAAGAGTCAGAATGTTTTTGGTAATGATACTTATATTAAAGGTGAAGATACATCTGCGGAAAAAGATTTAAGATGGACTGAGGATTTTTCTGAGAGAAAAGTTTTCCCAACATTATATCAAGCTGAGACAGTTATTAATAATACTGATGAAACTACAGTTGCTGGTATTCATGGTATGACTTATAAGACTACAAAGTGGCGTAAAGCAATAATTGTAGATAATGATATAGAACCACAAAAGAAGGAACCACAAAAGAAGGAACCAGAAAAACAAGTAAAGAAAGGAAGACCAGATGTACAATTTTAAGAACTGTACTAAATAGAATTAAAGTCGTAGATACATGGCTAATTGGCTTAGTTGGATAGATGATTCAGGAGATGCTGGCAAAACTACTGTTGCTGGTGTAGTTGCCAATGGCCCTACACATGGTATAGGAATTAGTTCAGATCTTAATATAACTGGATTATCTACGTTTAGTAATGATGTAAGATTTAATGGTAATATTAGATTAGATGGTCAGTTAAAGGATGGAGATAATGCGTTTGGAAGTAGTGGTCAGGTTCTTTCATCAGATGGTACAGATACTAAGTGGGTAAACGCAGGAAGTTTATCTGCTGGTGCTGCATCTCAAGTTGCAATCAATGATGATAGTAATGCTAATGCATCTAGATTTTTAACGTTTGTTGATTCTTCTTCTGGTAATAATAGTATAAAGACGGATCCACAATTAACATATAATCCAAGTACTAATGTTATATCAACATCAGGAATTGATGTTAGTGATAATAGTAAAATAAGATTTGGTAATGGTAATGACTTACATATATCTCATACTAATGATCTTTCTGGTCAAAATGATTCTAATGGGGATAGTGTTCTTGATGGTGACGATTGGTGTTCCTATATCAAAGAGACTGGATCAGGCCCATTAGTATTTAAGTCAAATGGTGGCCCTTCAACAGGAGCATATCATTTCTATGATACTGGTTGGAGACCAATACTCAAATTATTCAGTGGTACTAATGCAAGAGCTGCTTTATATCACGCTGGATCAGAAAAATTAGTTACGTCTAGTACGGGACTAACGGTAACTGGAACTGTTGCTGCTACAGCTTTCACTGGGGCTTTAACTGGTAATGTAACAGGTAATGCATCAGGTAATGCAGGAACTGCTACTAAACTTGCAACTGCAAGAAACATTGGTGGAGTATCATTTGATGGTAGTGCTTCAATAAATCTTCCAGGTGTTAATCAATCTGGTAATCAAAATACATCAGGTAATGCTGCTACTGCAACAACTTTAGAAACTACAAGATCCTTTAGTATTAGTGGAGAAATAACTGCAAATGCAGTAAACTTTAATGGTTCTGGTAATGTTGTATTAAGTGCAACTGTAGATAATAATGTAATAGATGAAGCTAATTTAAAGATTAGTAACACGGGAACCAATGGTCAGTTCTTATGTAAGAGATCTGGTAATACAGGTGGAATGACTTGGGAGACTATTAGTAATTCTGCTTCTGGTTTGAGTGGTGGTACTCTTGCAAGTGGTGTTACAAATTCATCTCTGACTAGTGTTGGAACATTAACTTCACTTACTGTTGCTAATGATATATCTGTAGATAGTGTTGCTACAATTGGTCAAAGTAATAATACTAGGAATTTAAAAATACAAGCTATAGGTTCTGGTACTGATATTGGTATATCTGGTTATGATTCTGCAGGCAATTGGAGATATCAATTATATGGTTCTGCTACTGGTGGATATGGATTCTTAGGTTCAAACTGGGGTTCTTGGGATATTAGAAAGATTGTTAATGGTGAGATGCGTTTGAGGGTTGGTGGAAGTGATTATGTGGTGTGGCATCAAGGAAATGATGGCGATAGTTCAGGACTTGCTGCAGAGACAGCTGCAAGATTATCAACCACAAGAAGTATTGGTGGTGTAAACTTTGATGGTAGTGGTAATATAAATTTACCTGGTGTAAATGCTACTGGTAATCAAAATACAAGTGGTAATGCAGCAACTGCTACTGAAGTTTATGTAACTCAAACTAATGATAATTCATCAGCTCATGCTGTTGTTTTTACTGATGAGAGTGTAAGTGGTTCTTCAGGATATAAAGGCTTACAACATGATAATCAAACTTTTTGGTTTCATCCATCTGAGAACAAGATGACAGTGCAAAATGCTTTCATCCCTAATTTAGATGTTACTAATTTAAATATTCTTCCTTCTGGAACTAAAATGGTATTTGTTCAACAAAATGCACCTACTGGATGGACAAAATTTACAACACATAATGATGTTGCACTTAGAGTTATAAGTGGTAGTACTGGTGGTACATACGTTAGTGGTGATGGTTCTTTTAGTGCAATATTTGCAACTAATAAAGCTACTGACAACCATACATTGACAGCATCACAGATACCATCTCATCGTCACTGGGTATCAAGTGCTTCTCGTGATGATGGTAACGGTACTGGTAGTACTAGTAATACACAAGACTTTGGTTTATGGGCTGATGCTGGCAGTCACAGTTTTAATGATCCAAACAAATCTACTGGTAGAAATACAGCATATACTGGTGGTGGACAAGGACACAATCATACTATAGACTTGAAAGTTCATTACGTTGATGTTATAATAGCAACAAAGGATTAAGATTATGAAAATTGAACCTGGTAATTTCTGTCCATTAATTGGTAAAGATTGTATAAAATTAGAATGTTCTTGGTTTACACAAGTTCGTGGAACAAATCCTCAAACTGGAAAGGAAGTTGATGAATGGGGATGTGCAATAACTTGGATGCCTATGTTATTAATTGAAAATTCACAGATGCAGAGACAAACTGGTGCTGCTGTTGAATCATTTAGAAATGAGACTGTTAATATTGCTGGTCTATTAAAACAACCACCTAAACAAATAAATATGATAAAGGATATTGTGCAATGACTAACGTAACTTTTGATCCATATGATGCATATTCATCATCTGATTGGGATAAGGATCTAAGAATAAGAAGAAATAAGAAACTTACTGATTGTGATTGGACTAGATTGGATGATAATGGATTGTCTAATTCTAAGAAAACAGAGTGGGCAACTTATCGTCAAGCATTAAGAGATTTGCCTGCTAATACTAGTGATTCTAAAAATCCTACTTGGCCTAATGAACCATCATAAATAGGACAACGACATAAAAATTATGAAATGGAATCGATTGGTGAAGGAGATTATGAAAACCCCT